GTCTATCACGGCGATACAAACTGGACCGACCAGTCCAGTTTACAAAATGGGGGCATGCATGGAAAAGGTAACGATAGGCCGCGCGGATCTCTGGTACGGCGACTGCCAAGAGTTGCTTGTGGAACTTGAGGCCGATGCCGTGATCAGTGACCCGCCTTATGGGATGAATTGCAACACTGACACAAGACGCTTTACGCGCGGCGGGAATAAGCGCGGAGGGAAGAAATGGGGCAAAATTCACGGGGACGATAAGCCGTTCGATCCTTCTCCTTGGCTGTCATATCCTCGCGTTGTGCTATTCGGGAGCAATCATTTCGCTCAACGTTTACCAGTAGGAACAACGTTGATTTGGGCGAAGCGCATCACCCACAGTATGTTCATGAGCGATGCAGAGATTGCATGGATGAAAGGCGGGATTGGCGTTTATTTTAGGGATGACACTAGTCTTATGGGCGCTGCAAGGGATCACCCAACACAAAAACCAGTTGGCTTAATGGAATGGTGCATGAAAATGGCAAAGGTTCCTGACGATGGTCTTGTGCTTGACCCATACATGGGGAGCGGTACAACTGGAGTTGCAGCAATGCAGACTGGCCGCCGGTTTATCGGGATTGAAATAGATAGGCGGTACTTCGATGTCGCTTGCGACCGGATAGATGCGGCGCAGGCGCAAATCCAATTGGATATATAGGAGTGTAGTGATGGCTGCGACAGGCAGTGGGAGAAAGGCACCCCCTGGGGAGATCCCCTTGGCGAGGCAAGCGAACAAATCTGAGGTTTGTTCATGGTTCGGCATATCGCCCCCAACTCTGGATATGTGGATTCGAAGAAATTGCCCGGTAGTCAAGAAGGGGGGCGGAGTTGGCAAGCCGTGGCTGTTCGACCTGCTCGAGGTCGCCAAGTGGCGGTTCACTGGGACCGTGGAGCCCCAGTCAGCTGACCCAGAGGAGATGAGTCCGGCCGACCGTCTGACCTGGTACAAGGGCAACCGTGAGCGAGACCGATACGCCGAGGAGCGCGGCGAGCTGATGCCGTTCGACCTAGCCGCCGAGGTCATTCAGTCGAGCTTTACAATAATCCGTGCTGGCCTTCTGGGACAGCATGCGGAAATTGCGGGCAAATTCCCGAATCTTGATAAAGGCGTGATCAATGCAATTCTCGACGGAAACAGAAATCTTCTTAAAAGACTGTCTACAGCAAGGCTACCGGACGCGGTTGAATCGGCACTGGACCGAATTGATGGGAGTGCTCGAGCCCCCGAAGGAGATGACGGCGAGCCAGTTCGCTGATGAAGAGTGCTACCTGATAACGGCTTCCGGTCGAAGCGTCAAGTGGGAGACCAGGGAGCCGCAACGGGCAGTGCTCGATGCGTTCTCCGAGCCCGACATTGAGGAGATCAACCTGCTCAAGTCCAGTCGGTTCGGGTGGTCGTCCATCCTTATGATGGCCATGGCCTACTATATAAAGCATGACCCCAGTCCGATACTGATGGTTCAGCCGCGAAACAAGGATGCCGAGGAGTGGAGCAAAGAGCAGGTACAGACCACAATCGATGCAAACCCGGTTCTGGCCAAGCTCGTGTCTTCTGCCAAGCAAGGGTCTAGCGGTAACACAATCGACTTAAAAGTATACCCTGGCGGTCCATTGAGATTGCGCGCGTCCAATAGTCCTGATGGATTCCGGCGATATACCGCGCGTGTCGCAATGTGCGATGAGATAGACGGCTACCCTGCAACAACTGGCGTTGATGGAAACGTCATGGGACTGATTGCGAGCCGAGTACAGGACCATTGGAACAGCCTTATCGCAAATGGCAGCACCCCGACCGAGAAGGACATCTCGCTGATCGTTAAACTGTTCGAAGAGTCCAGTGTTGGATATCCATTCCTGGTTTGCCCGCACTGTGGCGGTGAGCATGTTCGCCAGTTCCACGAGCCCAATCACGAAATCATCCTCAGGGGCGAGCAGATACCGATCAGTTGGGTGTCCTGGCAGAAGGGAAAGCCGGCTACCGCAACGTATGTCTGCCCCAGTTGCGGGTGCGCTATCGAGCAGGAGCACCATGACTCAATGATGCGCGAGTGTTTCTGGCGTGGGGAGCATTGGGAATACATCGACCGGCGATACAAGTTTCTCCCAGGGTTCGAGGGTAGGGTAGGGTTTTCCACGTGGGCTGGATACGTGGTTTCCCCGAACACATCCCCGCCGAAGCTTGCGGCCAGATTCATTCGAGACAGGGCCAACCCTGAGACCCATAAGACATTCGTCAATACTGTCCTGGGGCAGGCATGGGTGGAGCCCGGCGAAGAACTCAGGTACCAGGATCTGTACAACCGCCGGGAGGAGTATGCCGCCGAGGTACCGCAGGCCGTTCGCTGTCTCACGGCTGGATTAGATGGGCAGGGCAATCGCTGGGAGCTGGAAATCGTAGGCTGGGGCGCAGATGGGGAAGAGTCATGGTCGATTGCTTACGAGATCATTCCGGGCGATCTATCGCAGGATGAAGACTGGATGGAGCAACTACTGCCGTATCTAGAAGATTCATGGTTGCATGAGTCTGGTGTGCCAATGAGGTTGTCGGCTATCGGGATCGATCACGGCTTTATGTCGAAGCGAGTCGAGACATTTCTGAAGCGTCTTGGTAATCGCCATGCGTTCGGTTTCAAAGGTGTCTCAGGTGAAGGCAAGCCTTTTATTGAGATGGAGCACAATCGACGCAAGCGATTGCGCCGGCAGAAACTGACCAAGTACCGCCCAGAGTTGCTTGGCGATTTCGAGGCAAAGCTGACAGTGATGAAGCGGTTGAAGGTCACAAAGCCTGGTCCGGGGTTCTGTCATTTTCCAGACACGTATGGCGAGGACTATTTCCAGCAGTTGACCGCCGAGAAGCTTGTTACCCGGTACGTCCACGGTCGGGCAAGCCGTGAGTGGATCCTTCTGCAAAAGCGCAATGAAGCGCTCGATTGCCGGAAGATGGCGATGGCGGCATTCCTTTTAGCAAATCCGGACGTGTCGCGCGAGATTGCACCGAAGAAGGTTGCCCCTGCACCAAACCGAACGCCAGTCGCACAGTCTCGCACCCCTGCGAGGTCTCCACGCACAATACGGTTTTGAATTATGCTGTGACATTTGCCATGCAGCCGTATAGAATTGGCAACTATTAGGAATAACCGAATAGTTGCCAATGGCAGATTACTCCGCAGAAATTGCACGTATCAATGCCATCCTGTCTACTGGTCGAACAAAAACAGTAGATCAGGATGGAAGGATGCACGAGTACGATTTTGATGCGTTGACCAAGCAGCGTGACTACCTTCTGAAGCAACAGCAAGGCGGCTTTCGCTCGCAAGTGCGCCGAGGGATCTACAACCCCGCTTTCCGAGGGTGGTAAATGGGCGCACCAGAAAAAATCACAGCGAGGTATGAGGCCGGGCGTCCAAGTCCATACCATATGCCTCCGCCGCAAAGTCAGCCGGCCGATGTCGAATCGTCGGTATCCGGTCCGACGCTTCGCCGATGGGCCAGACAGCTCGCAGACAATTCCAGTATTGCTGGCGCTGTGATCGATGCACGTCTCACAAATGGCCTATGCTCCGGACTCACCTATGAGCCCTTGGTGAAGGACAAAGCCGGCAAACTGATTCCCGAGCTGAATGACGCGATCCGTCACGAGCACGAGCAGTGGAGCAAAAACGTCGACGTTACCGGCGAGTATACCCGGCAAGAGCTTGAGCGAATGGTCTGGCAGACATGGGACGTTGACGGAGAGGCGTTCGTGCGCCGAGTCATGATGAACCGGGGCGACTCCAATCTAGACTATCGGGTCCAGATCCTGGAAAACGATTGGCTTCCGCTTGACGGGACTGGCCTGTACGAAGGCGCTACCATCATTCAATCCGTACAGAAGGATGCCTGGGGTATGCCGGTCGCATATCACGTCAACCCGAATGAATACGGTGTTGGCATGGCCGGATGGAAAAACACTATCCGCGTGCCTGCAAAGGATATGTGGCATTTGAAGCGCACGTCCCGGCCGGTCCAGACCCGAGGCGTTACCCTGTTCGCACGAGTGATTTTTCGCATCGCTGATATTGGCGAATTCCAACAGTCCCATAGGCTTGCGGCCAGGGCTAGCGCTGACCTTTTTATGTCGGTCAATCGTGCGATCGACATGGAGCCGTTTCCGACAGATTCAGAAACCGGCGAAACCATCGAGCCCTCGCGATCGTGGATGTTCGAACGCCTACAGATGATTGACGGCCTTGCCCCCGGCGAGACTGTAAATTTTCATGACCCGCAGCATCCGAACCAGAACGCGGTCGAGTTCGTACGCGAGGATGTTCGTCACGTTGCCGCTTGCTGCCGCGTCGGTTTCAGCCAGATCATGCAGGTATTTGATTCGTCCTATGCCGCGCAAAGGCTGGAAGTAGTTGACACATTTCGAAAGACCGAAATGGATCGGTCAAAATTCATATCTGATTTCGCTCGTGCGGCGATGTATGAACAGCCCCTTGAGTCAATGATCAGGAAGGGGTTGTTACCGGCCAGAGCTTTAAAGCGTGCCGATAAGAAAACAATCATGAACGTCCGCATCGATGGCCCTCAAATGCCTGTAATCGATCCGGTGAAGGACCGAGACGCTTACGAGAAAGATCAGGACAAGGGCTGGGATAGTCGCCCCGGTATCATCCGCAAGCTTGGCCGCGTGCCTTCCCAGGTGGATGCCGAGCGGGACGCAGACGATGCAATGCCGGAAGAGCCGGCACCCGCAGTTCGCCCGAAACCGGAAGAGCCCGCAGTTCCCGCCAGTGATCCCGAGGAAGAAGCAGCATGACAGTAAAAGTAAAGGCTCTAGGTAAGA